GGTTAATCCAAGTACTTAATTTTACAGCTATCCCAGACGGTACAGGTATCAAAGTAACCTACAAAAAACTAGATGATACGCAATTTGCCAACTCTGATATTATCGGAGCGGTAACAAGCGGCGTTTATACAGGCTTACAGTTGTTTGATACTTTACGAGCAACAAAAGGCATTGATTTAGGCTTACTTATTGCGCCGTATTACTCACAAGTTACAGCGATTCAATCGGAACTAATCGTAAAAGCCGAGCTATACAAATGCTTGACTATTTGCGACCCTTTGTCTTCAACTAAACCAGTGGGCATTCCTGCCCTACGTGCAGGCGGGGCTTTATTTCAAAGCGCATCAAATCGTGTAATTTACATGGGTGGAACGGTTCAGGCTTACAATGCAACGCTAAATATTTACGAAACGCAATACATGAGTCCTTTTTACGCTGGCTTAGTGGCAAAAATGGACAATGAACTTGGTTTTTGGTATAGTCCGTCTAATTTGCCAATGAATGGCATTGTAAACGCCCGCTACCCTGCCACTTGTGCAATTGACGATGCAGCGGGTACAACCGAAGCAACGCAAATCAACCAAGCTGGTATCGTTACTTTGGTGAACTTTGCAGGAATTAGCACTTGGGGTAATTATACCGCAGCTTATCCTTCAAGCACGGCGGCTATTAGCTTTATTCCTGTTCGCCGTGTGGTGGATGTCATTGCACGTAGTATCAAGTATTCAATGCTTCCTTTCATTGACAAGCCATTGAATCAAGCTTTAATTGACAGCATTAAGGGTAAAGTAAACGCTTATATCAATACCTTAATTGGTCGTGGTGCGCTTTTGCAAGGTTCTGAGTGCTTATATGTCGCAGCTGACAATCCTTCTAGTGAATTGGCTTTGGGCAGAGTAGTATTCCGCATTAACGCAATGTCTCCAACACCCGCACAAAGTATTACCTTTAAGTACTACACGGACGAGGGCTTAATCTCATTTGTATAATCTCTAAACGAATAATAATATGGCACTTGCTGTAAATAGAGTAACGAGCGCAAACGTCTATTATGACGGCAACTCTTTACTAGGCAAAGCGGAATCATTCACGCTTACCGAATTACCTTTTGTTATGAGTGAGCACAAAGCATTAGGCGCACTCGGTACTACTCAATATTTTGCCGCTATTGATAAAATCGAAGCAGAAATGGTAGTAACATCGCATTATCCCGACCTTATTAAGTTGTTGGCAGACCCGACAACCTCAAAGCAAATGCAAGTTCGTGGCAATTTGCAGACACAAGAAAGTACGGGTTTAACGGCGGAGGTTCCTTTGGTGTATTTTATCACAGCTACACCGATGAATTTACCAGTAGGCGACTTCAAAGCACAGGAAAACAGCCCGCTAACTTACAAGTTATCAATCACGGCGGTGCGTTGCGAAATTGACGGGGCTACTATGTTTGACATTGATATGTTAAGCAATAAGTATATTGTGGACGGCGTGGATAAGCTCGCAAAACGTAACGCAAACTTAGGCGTATAACATTCAAATCTTAAAAGTCATGGTAAGCTTAAAAGAAAATCAAGTCCAACTAAATGATGGGCGTATAGTAACAATATCAACAGGCAAAGTAAGGCACTTTGACGCAGCGGTTAAAGCTATGGGCGATGATAAGCCTGAACGTTTCGCACGCTACTTAGTGCCTTATATTTGCAAGGTTGATGGTAAAGTATTGACAACCGAAGAGTATTGCGATTTATTCTTAGAGGAATCTATGCCAATTCAAAAGAAAATTTTAGAATTGAATGGATTTAATCATAATAATAAAGAAGGTGCTCAATTTAATGAGGTTAATTTACCCAATGGAAAAACGGTCTTTGTAGCCCGTGCGAAAATGGCAGAACTTGACAAGGCGCAAGATATGGCAGGAAAGGACACGCATAAAACTATCCGTTACTTAATGCCCTTACTTGTTGTTGTCGATAATAAGCACTTGATAATGGAAGATTTTGAGGCTATGCCGTTAGACTGCTATATGCCTATTCAACTTAAATTACAAGAGCTTAATCCTTTTTTGTAACTGATGAGCACATCGCTTTGGTAGCTCACTATCTAAATACGCCTATAAACGTTATTTTAGACTGGTATGTAAGCGATATTTGGCGGTGGTATAGTGCCGCTGTAAATCTACATAATCAACTTAATCCAAAAGACTAATGTCCTTACAAAAGATACTTCAAGCCACCGTAGTACTATCCGCAGTCGATAATATGACTAGGGTAGTGCAACGTGCATCGCAAGCATCGCAAACGGCATTAGGCAGGTTTGAACGTGGCACGCAACAGACGCAACAGCGACTAGATGGAATGGGTAACGCTGCTTTATTGACAGGTGGTGTTATTGTCGGAGCTTTTGGGTATGCGGTAAAAGCGGCGGCGGACTTAGAGAGCCAACAAGTAGCCCTAAAAACAGCCTTTCAAGGCAACCAAGTAGCGGCGGACTCAGCCTTTAAAGCCATTCAAGACTTTGCCACTAAAACGCCGTATGAAATGACGGAGGTTTTAAATTCGTTCTTAAAGCTAAAAAACATGGGCTTAGACCCTAGTGAGAAAGCTTTAACGGCATACGGCAATACAGCGTCTGCAATGGGTAAGAGTTTAGACCAAATGATTGAAGCAGTGGCGGACGCAGCGACGGGAGAATTTGAGCGTTTAAAAGAGTTTGGTATCAAAGCAAAGTCACAAGGTAACAACGTGGCGTTTACCTTTCAAGGCGTAACTACTACGGTCGGCAAAAACTCGAAAGAGATTGAAAAGTATTTGATGGGTATAGGCAATACTAAGTTTGCGGGAGGCATGGAGGCGCAAAGTCAAACAGTAAACGGTAAACTTAGCACCTTAAAAGACAACTTTGCACAAGCAGCGGCAGCTATTGGTAATACTTTACTACCTGCTATAAGCTCAATATTTGAGACTATAACGCCCGTTTTGGAGGCCGTACAGCACTTTGCACAAGAGAATCAAACGGTGGTTAAGGTTATTGCAGCGGTGGGAGTTGGTTTATTGGCGTTAGGCGGTATCTTTAAGGTAGCAAGCGGCGCAATTAGTGTAATTACAACCGTATGGAAGGGATTGAACTTTGTAATGTCTGCATTTAGGACTATTATGATAGCGGTAAACTATGTTTTTGCGCTTAATCCTATCCTTGCGTCAGTATTGGCTATTTCGGCAGCGGTTTATTTAATATACCGCAACTGGGACACACTTAAACCGTACTTTGTAAAGCTTTGGAACGGGATAAAATATGTATTTACTACTGCAATCAAAGCGATAAAGTTCTACCTTTGGGATATGAATCCCGTTGTATTGATTTACAATAACTGGTCTAAGGTGGTGGACTTTTTCCGTAGCCTTTGGGGCACGGTTAAAGGCTTATTTCAATCGTTTGTGGATTGGATATTTAATATCCCGTCAATGATGTACGATGCAGGGGCTAATATGATGAATAGTCTTTGGGAAGGTCTTAAAGCTATGGCTTACAAACCTATCCAAGCGATTAAAGATGTTGCAAGCTCAATAAGTAGCTACTTAGGTGGCGGTTCGTTATCAAGTACTATCCAATTAGCACAACAGGCGCAGGCGCAACAAAGCGGACTATCTGCAATGCCACAAGGGGGCGCAACAAATAGCACGACATTAAACAAAGTAAACAGCGGAACGGCTGTAAATTATAGCCCTACAATCACAATAAACGGCGGCGGAGATGGTGCAGGGATAGTAGAGATGCTATCACAACACAAAGACGAGATATTGCGCCACATTAAAGAAGAACAAGCCCGTAAAGAACGCAAAACTTATTAATCATGTATCTATCAATAGGCGATATAACCTTAGACGGTGTATTAGGGTTTAATACCTTTCAGGAAAGCGGCGAAAGCTACTACCCTGAGCACGCTTTGTTGGGTAGTACGCCTATTTTGCAGTTCACAGGGCGCAAACTTTCAGAGCTTACAGGGGCTATCAAATTACATAGCCAAATACACGACATACCGACAATCCTTGCCAAGTTTAAAGAGTATCAAGAGACTGGTACTATTTGCCCTATTATCCAAGGTAATGGCGATGTATTAGGCAACTTTGTGATATTGAGCCGTAGGGTTACACACGAGCAACAGGACGCACTAGGTAATATAGTGGCTTGTACTTTGGATATATCAATTAAAGAGCATAGCCAAGTAGTAAAGCCCGCAAATCCCGAAGCAAGTACGACTACTTTTGCAACATCAAAAGACAACAGCCCGCAATTTTTAACACCTCGCAAGGCTACGGTATCAGACGCACAAGCCGCAACTATTCAATTAAGTCAAACCGCAGCAAGTGGCAACGCTATAAACAAGCTTAATAAGCAACTACAAGCCGATAACACGCAAGCTCGATTAGTAGCGGAATCAGTACGGCGCAAGGTTGCATTAATCGCACAGGCAAGCGCAAAGATTAATACTATTATCAATGCGGACCCTACAAGCTCAATCTTTGCTCAAACACGGGATTTAGCCAATACAACAGCCTCGATAATCGTACTTTGTGACTTGATAGATGCAACGGCAGTAAATTGTATTGCGGCGGTCGATGCTAATAATACTATTGGCGTACTTCAGTGTATTGACGACATTAAAAACCAAACTACAAGCCTAGACAATCTTTTAGCTATTCAGAAAACCGAAAGCGTACCTTTAACCGCAATCGCAGCAGCACGATAATATGGCACTAACAACTTATACAACCGTAGAAGGGGAGCGTTGGGCGGATATTGCGTTTAAGGCATACGGTAACGCTTTATTATTCCCTCAAATCATTGCAGCTAATCCCCTCGCAAGTATTACAGATACATTAGCGGGCGGTTTAGTCTTAGATATTCCCGTTTTAGAAGTCGCACCTACAATTTACCTAGAAAAGCCATTTTGGAAAAAATAGTACAAATATCAGTTGGGATAACATACAATCAAAAGGACGTTAAAAGTGACTTAACGCCCTATCTCAAATCCTTGTCCTATACTGACCATGTGAAAGGCGAGGCAGACGATATACAATTAGAGTTTGAGAACGTAGCGGGCAAGTGGTTAAACGAATGGTATCCAAATAAAGGCGACACACTAGACGTTACAATCACGCAAGGCGAAGATACTTTAAATTGTGGAACGTTTGAAGTTGATGAAATTGATTTAAGCGGCGACAAAAGCAGCGGCGACACGGTACGCATTAAAGGCATTGCAACCGCTATCAGCAAGGCACTAAGAACTAAAAAAAGTAAAGCGCACGAGGGTAAAACCTTAAAAGAGATAGCCCAAACCGTAGCAGATGCAAACGCTTTGGAATTAGTGGACAATACTACATACACCGTAACATCAAAGACTTTCAATGATAACGGTGTAAGCTTATTAAAAGCCGCTAAAATTTGCCGCAATGCAGCCAAAACAAAAAGCCTAGCGACAGCAGACCTCGCAACCGCAGTAAATGAAGTAAAGAATATTTTTGCAACAGAATTGCGCTTGATAGGACGGGATAGTGACGCACAGGCATTGAGTAATGCCGCAAATATTATACTACCAAATTTAGGCGTACAACGTCTAAGCACAGCACAGGAAAACAATACGCTTAATGCTTTGGCTTTAATCTTAGAAGACTTAGCTCAGGCGTTCAAAACAAAGTCATATAACAGTACCTTTTCACGTCTTAATCAAATTAAGGTAGAGAGAGAGACGCAATTTAGAGAGACCGACTTAGCATTTTTATCCAAGCTCGCAGCACAGTACGGCATAGCCTTTTCAGTTAAAGGCAATCAGTTGATTTTTACAGCCCTTAGCGACATCGAAAAGCGTGGCACTACTCTTTCACTAGATAGAGATGATTTAATCCGTTACAGCTTTAATGACAAAGCTACAAAGGTATATAAGAGCGCAAAGGTAAGCTACCACAACCCAAAATTATCGGAGCTTATCGAAGGCGAACAGGTAGCAAACAAGGATAGCGACAGTATAGACTACAATCAAGAGACTAGCGACGATGTATTAGAAGTTAGAGTAAAAGCAGAAACACCGCAACAGGCGGAATATAAAGCAAAGGCGGCACTTCACGAGGCTAACAGTAATGGAACGACTGGTAATATATCAATTAAAGGGAATATAAAATTTGTAGCGGGGGTTAATTTTAATCTAACAGGATTCGGCAAATTAAACGGCGTTTGGACTGTTACACAGTCGCAACATGAACCTTCAAAACAAAATTCTTATGCAACAATGTTGCAAATAAAAAAAATATCTTAACTTTGCGCTATGTTGATGTTTGGTTATATATCGGAGTGCGATGCTAGCAAAGGACTTGCAAGGGTAAACTTTGCAGCTGATGGGATTGTATCTGA